TTATTTCTTCATGAATAACAACATTGGTGGCATCGCAACATATGATTTCTTCTCACAATATCGCGAAAGTTTAAATCGTGTTGCTGCGACAGAAATTGGCTTTCTTTGGAATCCTGTTACAAAAAAATTAAAACTTATGCGTAGAATGCGTGGCGATCAGATTGTTCTTCTACATGTATTCTTGGAACGCCCAGACGATCAACTATTGATGGATCCATATACAAAGTCATGGGTGCGCGATTATGCATATGCATACTGTAAAAAAATGCTTGGCGAAGCAAGATCAAAATTCTCAACACTTCCCGGCGCACAGGGTGGTGTTACACTGAATGGTGTCGAGTTGAAAAACGAAGCAGCATTAGAAATCGAAAAGTTAGAACTTGATCTAACTAACTACCTAGATGGTTCAGCGCCACTAGGATTTACTATCGGATAAAAACTTCTTGACAAACTAGTTCCTCTGTGTTATGTTATCTAATAATAAAAACGCAGAGGAACACCATATGAAAAAGAAACTACTTGTAATCGGCCATGGTAGACATGGCAAAGACACTGTTTGTGAAATTCTAAGAGATAGATACGATTACAGTTTTGAAAGTAGTTCTCGTTTTTGTTCCAAACTTTTCATCTTTAATGATCTAAAAGACAAATACGGATACTCTAACGAAGAAGAATGTTATGAGGATCGACACAACCACCGCGCAGAGTGGTATAACGCAATTTGCGATTATAACGTTCCTGATCCTGCACGACTAGGCAGAGAGATTTTTCAAGCACATGACATTTATTGTGGTCTGAGAAACAAAAAAGAATTTCATGCAATGAAAAATACTGGCGTGTTCGACTATGCTATTTGGGTTGATCGCAGTGACTTCTTACCACCAGAGTCAAAAGACAGTATGAGTCTAGAACAATGGATGGCAGATTTCGCAATCGATAACAACGGAACTCTTGAAGATTTGCAATTCAACATCGATGCATTGATGGGGTACATTAGCTAAATTCCTATAGTCAAGTTTCTCCTGAATTGTCTACGTACTTAATTCAAAAAGTGTTAAAAATATCAATTTTTTCATAAATACTAATAGCAATTCAATAATTCATAAGGAGAAACAGAATGGCGACATTAGTATCCCCAGGTGTATCAGTTCAAGTTGTAGACGAGTCACAATACGTTGCAGCTACAAACGGTACACTTCCACTATTGGTTGTTGCGACACGCAGCAACAAAACAGACGCTTCTGGGTCAAGTATTGCTTCTGGTACAATCCCAGCTAACGCTGGTGTTGCATACCTTGTTTCATCACAGAGAGAACTAGTAGAAACTTTTGGTCAGCCATATTTCTATGAAGTTGGTGGTTCTGTGGTACAGGGTGCAGAAACAAGCGAATACGGCCTACTAGCAGCATATCAATATCTTGGCGTTTCAAACAACGCATATGTAATTCGTGCAGACATCGACCTAGCACAGCTAGAAGCAACTACAGTTGAACCAGCTGGCGCAATCGCAGATGGTACTTATTGGTTTGATGTAGATGCATCATCATATGGTATTTTTGAATGGGATGGCACTGTATGGAATGCAGTTACACCACATGTTCTAACAGACGCACCGGGCACAGGTAACGTTGAATCAGAGAGTGTTGACGGTTTTGCTGCTCCAGTTAATACATTCGGTACATCAGGCGATGTTGCGGTAGTAGCATCAACTACAAAAATTTCATATTGGCATAAGATGGGCACAAGTTGGGTTATCATGGGCGACCCTGCGATGGCCCACGACTTCCAATTTTCAAAATTCGCACCAACAACTCGTCGTGATTCAATTGATCCAAATCAAGTTGGTGACTTTTATATCCGAACAACAGTACAGGGCGGTGGCCTAGATTATGCTCTAGCAAAATACAACTCAGGTACTGATCTATGGACATCGGTTCAAGCCCCAGTATATGCAGACGATGACGTTGCAAGTGCAGACCTTATCGATGCTGGCGATGTATATCTTGCGACAGATGGTGATAACAATTACGTTGGATACCTTCGCTTCCGTGTAAGAAGTGCAGCGCAAGCGGCAGTTACAACATCGGCTAATGTTCCAGACGTTAACAATATCAATTCAGTTGTAACAGTTGCAGGTGTTGACTTCACATTCTCAGGTGCTACATTAGATACAGTAGTAAGTACAATGCAAGCAGATGCATCCCTAAATGCAGCAAATGTTCGTGTTGAAAAAGTTGGGACATCAAAAATACGCTTTACAAAAACAGACGGACTGCTTCTGATTATCGCGTTCACATCAGGTTACACAGACTTAGGTTTTTCACAGTCAGAATATTGGGCATCAGTTTGGAACGATCTTGAATATGTTGCTTCAACTACTGCACCTACTGGTGACATCGCGGAAGGTACACTATGGTACAATGCTGATCTACGAATTGAAATCATGCGCAATGAGTTCAATGGTGTGGAAATGGAATGGACAAAGTACGCATGGTCAGAAGATGTATATGGTCTAGGTCAAGCAGACCTACAACTACGTACTGCGACTCCTACAACACGCAAAGATGGTGTGTCACCTTTACAAGTTGGTGACCTTTGGGTGAGCGGCAATGCTGCTACATTCCCGAATGTTAAAATCTGGAATGGCTCACAGTGGGTACAACTAGATGGCGCTGATCAATCTTCAACAAACGGTCTGATTTTCTCAAACTATGCAGCGGATGCGCCATGGGATGAAGACGGTTTTGTTATTAACCGTGTTGCACACGAAAACACTGCAAACCCAGAACTTCTACCAGAAAACATCCTAATGATTAACATGGATTACACAACTCTAAACGTAAAGCGTTACACAAACGGCGTTTGGGAGTGGGTATCAGGTGTTAATGCAGATGGTTCAGGTAAGTTTGGTTCAGAAGCAGTTCGCAATATGGTGGTTGAATCAATGCAAGCAGCAGTTGCAAGTAATGATGGTATTCGCGCAGAAGCTACATACTTCAATCTAATTGCAGCACCTGGTTATCCTGAACTAATGGATGAAATGATTTCTCTAAACAAAGACAAAAAAGAAATCGCATTCGTAGTAGGTGATGCTCCACTAACACTAAAATCAGACACTACATCAATCAAAAACTGGGCAGACAACAATCTACCAGCAGATGCATATGCAGGTGTTTACTATCCACACGGTCTATCAACAGACCTATCAGGTAATGATGTTGTGATGCCAGCGTCAGCAATCGCGCTACGTACAATCGCATTCTCAGATCAAGTGTCATTCCCATGGTTTGCTCCAGCAGGTCTAACACGTGGTGTTGTTTCAAACGCAAGTGCTGTTGGTTATGTAAATGCAGAAAACGAGTTTGTTCGTGTTCGTCTAAGTGAAGGTCAGCGTGACGTAATGTATACAGCACGTATGAACCCAATCGCTGATCTACCGGGCACAGGTCTAGTAGTTTATGGTCAAAAGACACTACAGGGTTATGCATCTGCACTAGATCGCATTAACGTTGTGCGTCTAGTAAACTATATGCGTCACAACCTAGATCAAGTTTCGCGCGGCTTCTTGTTCGAACAGAACGATAAGATCACACGTGACAACATCCGTGATGCAGTAGAACGTTTCTGTGGTAACCTAGTTACAGAACGTGGTCTATACGACTTCCTAGTTGTTTGTGATGAATCAAACAACACACCGGCGCGTATTGATCGTAATGAACTATGGGTAGATGTTGCAATTCAGCCAGTTAAGTCTGTTGAATTCATCTACATCCCACTACGTATTCGCAACACAGGTGAATCTCTAGCATAATATTCTAGAATAACACAAGAAACCCCGCTTCGGCGGGGTTTTTTATTGCCAAAAATAAATGCAGATTTAATTATGTCGTTAAATGATAAATACTTGTATAATAACATAGTTTGCAAACTATAACAGGAGACATAATTATGGCAAGAACACTAAACAATTTCGGCGTACCTACAGAAGGCGCAGGCGGCGAAGCAATCGGTATCCTACAGCCAAAACTAAACTATAGATTTAGAGTGCAGGTTGCTGGCTTCGGCGGTGACGCAACAGGTAAAGAATTTACACGCCAAGTAATGAATGTTACACGTCCAAAAGTTTCTCACGAGTCAATCCCAGTAGATTCATACAACTCACGTATGTACATGATGGGTAAACACACATGGGAACCAATCACAATTACACTACGTGACGACATTGCAAACAACCTAACAAAGCTAGTAGGTCGCCAGCTACAAACACAGTTAAACCACAGAAATCAAAATGGTCCAGCTGCTGGTACAAACTACAAGTTTACAACACTAGTTGAAATCCTAAACGGTAACGATGGTACACCAATCGAACAAATTCAACTTGAGGGTTGCTTCCTACAGAACGTTGACTACTCACAGTCAGATTATTCAGTATCAGATCCAGTACAAATCATTCTAACACTACAGTATGATAACGCAATCTTTACTGATAACGAAATTATGCCAGGTGACAACCTATTCTCAAATAACTCAAGTATTCTAGGTTAATAGGCGTTCGCAATGGCACGAATACTAGCAGATAATTTTGGAGCTAGATCGCGATTTGGTTTTATGGGGGAACATGGTTCTCCCATTACCTCTGCGCCAAAATTATCTGATATGTGGTTTGTTGAAATGATGGGGACTAACGGACGGGTGGAATATTCTCACCACGTTAAGTCTGTATCACCAATATCAATAAACACAGAGTATCAGTCAGTTGATCAGTATGGTAAGCGTATACACGTACCAACGCGTGTAAACTTTCCCGAAGTACAGATAGATTTATATGATATTGTGGATGGTAGTACGTTCACTCTTGTGAAACAAATTTATGAAACATACTTCAAAAACAATTCATTGCCTACAGACGAAGGTGCATTGAACGGTACGATTGCAGACAATAATTCTGGATTAAAGTTCAATAAAAACTCAGGCGCGCAACAGTTTAATCATTTCTTTAAACGTTTTACAATTTATCATGTTTTTGCAGGCGGAAACAATTCCAGTTCTGCGAAGATTCAAAAGATTGATCTTGTTAATCCACTGGTAACTAATATGACATTTAGTCAGAGCGATTATTCAGATGCGGCACCAAGAACGATTACATTAACTCTATTGCCAGAAAACATAATCATACGAGATACAGTTTCGGATGTTAATGTCCCATATTGGATGCAGCAAGGCGCAGAAGGTATGGCAGAGGCGTTGTTATCGGAAAGTAGTGTAGTTCGTTCTGCATTCAATGATCAAATTTCTCAGTTAGAAGCTGCTGGTTTTGTAAAATCACAGGGTATTACTGGTACTGAAATCTCAACCGCTTCTGACAATCTTAACCTAGATACTAGATCAATCGGTTATATGTTAGGTGAAGACGGTCAGTGGGTTCAAAATCTACAGCAAGTTCACAACTTGACTAGATTATACAATGCTATAGGCGCATCCTCTACGACAGAAGAACGTGTTCAAGCGCAGGCTGCATTTTTAGAAGCACGTAACAATGCGCAACCAATCCCAGCGTCAGCAATAAATTATTGGGATTTTAATACGGGTAGCAATGGTATTACTGGTACAAGCACCAGCAGAGATGTGAAAAACATTCAATCATCTACAAAAGTACCAAATGACATTCCATATTTTGCTGACACCAGAACACAAGCAATCAACGGTGGCGGCGGATTTAGTAATGTAGACTTGGGTAACATTCTTACAAGTGAATTGTTAAATTCATTTTTCAATGGCACTAAGTTTAGTTTTAATAATGTTGGTGATCGTGTCGCGCAACAGTTGATCGGAAACACGGGCATTGGTCGTGTCGGTACTCTAAATTCTACTGCACAAAGTAGATTTGGTGTTGCAGGTGACATGCTTAAAGATTCAATTTCTCAGTATATTGCACCTACACAACAGCCATCATCGCGTCCTACAACAATATCTGCATCTGCAAAAGATACAACACAAGGTCAGATTGGTACTATTAGAAATGCGACTAGGAATAAATTAAGATGAATATAGATATCGTAGTTGCAAAATTAGTAAGAAAAGGCTTTACTGAAAGTAGAGCAAAATCTTATGCCAATGAATTATTAAAATATTCAAAAATCTATGGTATAGAAATATTTTCTATGATAGATCAAATTTCGCCCGACTTTAAATTGAATGATTTGGGTGAATTCATAATGAATAATACAGTGCGACAGGGCTATCAAACAGGTAGAATTTCGGGAAGAACCCCGAACAAATATGTCGCAAGGTCAATCATTGAATGAGTAAATTTCACCAAGGCAAATATCAAATCATAAATGAATCCAAATACTCAGGTTCGGGTACTCCAACCTTCAGGAGTAGTTGGGAGTTGACATTTATGCAATTTTGTGATACAAATAGTAATATAGTGGCATGGGCAAGTGAACCTGTACGTATACCTTATCAACATCCATTAACTGGCAAAATGTCAAGTTATGTCCCTGATTTTATCATTGTCTATATGGATGCAAAAGGTCAAAAACGTGCAGAATTGATAGAAATAAAACCCACATCACAGAGTAAGCCAGAATTCGCTAGAAAGCGAAATGATCAAGCACAAGTAGCAGTTAACTATGCAAAATGGGAAGCAGCGAGTGCATGGGCGAAAAAGAGAGGTATGGCGTTTCGTGTAATTAACGAAGGTGATATATACAGTAACACCAAGAAGCCAAAACCAAAAAGAGTTAAAAAATGACAAAAAGATTAGAAGAAGTTTTCGGAATGTCACCGTCTGAACCTGAAACGGAAGAAGACATTGTGGAAGAAGAAGCACAATCAATCGAACAATCCAAAGAACTTATACATTTGATAAACAGTGAACTAGCAACAACTGAAAAGATTGATGCCGCACTTCCTATGGTTGGTGATCTAAATGAACATGACACTGATATGGATGAAATTCACAAACATGCAATGGAAACATTTGAGAAACTTGTTGACATTGGTATGAATGTAGAAGCACATGCGGGTTCTAAGTTCTTTGAAGGCGCAACTCAGATGTTAAAGACCGCGATGGAAGCAAAAGATAGTAAAGTTGATCGTAAACTAAAGATGATTACTCTACAGTTGCAAAAGGCAAAACTCGATTTAGCAACAGAAAAAGAATCTAAAAACGGTAAAGATGCTGATATTGAAACTGAAGGTGCCCTTATACTTGATAGAAATGAACTTCTAAAGAGAATCGCAGAAGCAAGAAAAATTAGCGATTCTGATAAATAAGAATAGTATTGGAGAAACCAATGAAGAATTTTAAACAGTATCTATCAGAATCAACAAAAGAACACAAAGTAACTATCCGTTTTGCATCGGACTTGGACGAGGGAACAGTTGATCGTATTGAGCGTTTCTTGGGTAAGTATGACCTAAGAACGATTTCACGCGTGTCTACTACACCTATTACAAAGAATTCAATTTTCTTTGCAGAGGATGTAACAAACACTCGCGTTTCAAAAATTGACATCGTGACTGGATATCCAATGTCAGCGGACATTCTGCGTCAACAACTATCGGATCTTCTAGAAATGAACATTAAGTTTATTGCAGTTCATCCAGAAGGTTGGGAGCCACTAGATGAGCCAGATGAAGCTGGTGAAAAGAAAGCACTACTTGACTCGGATTATGAAGATGAAGCAGATAACGGCAAGCATTATGGTCGTACATTTGTAGACAACTTCTTAAAGTCATTGTCAAAACGCGATGAAGTTACCGTTGAAAACGAACTAAGTGTGAAGCCAAAGCGGGATGCATCGGGTGAACAAATGTCTATTGAAGAAGGTTCAAGCGATTCTGTCATTTCAGGAGACGAAGAATGAAGAAACATTTCAACCTAACAACTACAGAAGATAATGGTAAATCTCTTACAACTACAAACGTAAGCACAGAATACCCAGAAGAAATTGTAAGACTTCTTGCTCTTGCAGGTATGGCAGCACCAGAAGATGCTCCTGTTGAAATCGTAGAACCAGAATGTGGTTGCGGTGGAGTAGAAGAAGATGCAGAATATGTTCCCACACCGGCAAATGACAAACTTGATCTTGATGATTTCTCAAAAAAGACAGCAGATTCGATTTCACGCCAGAAGAAAAAAATTCAACCAAGTGCAGGGGATAATCCGCTAGAATATTCAGTAAACGAAGATGAAATTTACGAAGCACTTATGCGTGATTGGGATAACGAATAAAAATACGTCCTAGCGTATAGACGATTGGCCAAGGAAAGCAGTCTTTAAAGACTGCTTTTTCTTTATGCTATAATCATGATAAATACTGTTATAGAAATAGTTTAGGAGACCTATATGAAATACAGAGGTTTAAAAAATATCGGTACGGCAATGAAAAAGGTAATTCTTCGCCG